TTAGTAGCTGCACAAACAAGAGCATTGGCACAGGTACATGGCTTTCCGATTATATCTGGTCTTCAAGCAAATCGTGGAGGAAATGGAATTGCTGAATTGTCATTGTCTGATGTTGCAGATTCATTTGCTTCTACTATGAAGGCAGACGCAATATTTGGTGTTACTCAACCTGATGAATTCCAACAACAGAATGTATATTGCATGAAGTTGTTGAAAACAAGATATGGCGGTAAAAATAGAGGTGCTACATTCTTGGTTGGTGTTGATACAGAAAAACAGAGAATATATGATGTAGCACAAGATAAAGTCGCAAATGATACAGTAAATATTTTTGATTCTCAACCCATCTCAAAGAATGATGGAAGTGTTGAACTTGATGAGATAGACTACTTGTAGGAGGTAATATGGATTTCTTTGATTTATTATTGACCGACTGGGAAGATGGTCAGGTACTTGAAAGAAAACAAAACAAAACTGCTTTCTATAAATTAATGAAAGAAAGAGGTTTTGATTTTGATGATATTGATGAAAGCACAAGGTTGCCCAAATCACTTGAACCTGTATTTGAAGGAGATGCAGACAATCTGCATAAGTTCAATGCAGCTATTGCAGAACTTCATAAGAAGAAGATGGTAAATATTGTTGATTCACTTATTTACCTTACTGCAGATTATCTTGATGAAAAGCAGATACTGAAGTTTCTCGATGAACTTAACTTCTATATTCTTAAACAGGAACTTCTGAAACGTTTTCATATAAAGAAAGACAAGCCTGAAACATCACTATTGGATTTTTTAGATGCAGACGACGAGTAAAGAGCTTTATCATTTCTGGTCATTGTTTTCTAAATTGTTAAATAAGAAAACAGATCCACCAGCAATAGTTAGAAAGTTTGAAAAGAAGTCTTTTGAAGAGATTCTTAAGGAGAGTTTCTATGAGACTGCTAACATGCCTAAGGGATATGTTGCATTTGTTGATTTAGCAAATGCCATAAACATGAAGAAACTATCTTTTACAGATTGGATATACATTTGTATTGGAGATTTTTTGAAGGATGGACAGGTTAAGAAAAAAAATCTGTTGAACTTAAACTATCTTCAAAAAAATATTAAATTTTATTCAGTAAATGGAAAACAGGAACAATTTACTATTATAAATAAAATGTTAGAGGAAGCTAAAGCGAAGGAAGATCCCTTTGCCGCTTTCACTGGCAACCAATTTGACCTATACAAAGTCAATGATAAGCAAAAGAATAAGCTTTATGAACTAATTCGGAATGGAACATTGAATTTTTGGTTTTGGTTTGATGGAATAGACAACAATAAGTTTGCTATTGACGAAACCAAGATTGATGATCCGGACTATTTTAGATTCTTAAGGCTAATGCGAATAGTAAGACAAAAAGATAAAAGGCAATAACATAAGGAGATAATATTATGCCAATGAAGAGAGACCTCAATTCGTATTTCACAGACATCAACGCTGCTGTGGCTGAACAACAACCCAAGGAAAAGAAGTTTAAGTCTTGGAAGATTGAAAATCTGTTCCAGCCGACTGTTAAAGATGGAAAGTTCAGCGTTGTAATTCGTTTCTTACCTTCTCACCCTGATGAAATTAAACCGTTTATCGAGAACCGCAAGCATACTATCAAACTTGCAAATGATAAATGGTTCATCACTGAATGTTTGACAAAGTTCGGGAAGCCTTGTCCGATTTGTCAGCATAACCGTGAAATGTATAAGAAGTATCCGAAGGAAGAAGCCGCTAAGTATTCTTATGGCAAGGGCAAGAGCCGTTATATCTGTAACATCCTCGTTGTCCGTAATGCTAATAATACCGAAACTGAAGGTAAGGTATTCCGTTTTGAATTTGGTCCACAGATCATGAAGATGATCTCTACTGCTATGACTGATAAGGATGATGAACTTCAGGGCATTGTAAAGGGATTTAACCCGTTTGATTGGGACACTGGTGCTAATTTCGTTTATACTGGTGTTCAGGGTTCTAATGGTCCTAAGCTTGATGATTCTCATTTTGGCACACCTGGTCCTATTGACCGTTGGGATGGAAAGAAGTATGTTCCTTTGACAACTGCTGAGATTGATGATATTGAATCTAAGCTTTATCATTTGGAAGAATGCTATAATAAGGAAGATGAAGTTGCTGATTTCAATACCATCTGCAAGCGTTGGTTTGATAAGACTGGCGAACAGCTCCTTTCTACCAATCCTGTTCAGACTGAAAGCGTTTCTATTGCATCAACAAATCCGTTTGCTGATGACACTCCCGCTCCTGCTGAAAAGGTAAGCATTAACAAAAAGCCTGCTGCATCTGATGACTTTGATTTTGATGCACCAGCAGCTCCGACAAAGAAGAATATCAATACATCCGATGTTCCTGAAGTATCTGATGATGATTTCTTCAACGGTGTTGATGCAGAGCTTTAATCAGATATTGAAATTATAGGAGCCCGAATAAGGCTCCTTTTTTCTTATAGGAGTTTCTATGGCAGATTTTTATAATGAAAACCTTAGGGTTCTAAATTTTACGCATGTTGATTTTGACGGCGTTACTTCAGCTATTGTTTTGAAGAATTACTTTAATAATGTAATTGTTGAACAAATTAACTATGGCAGAGAACAGGAAATAATTGATAAGTGCCGTAAATATCAAGGTAAGTTTGATGTTGTAATATTTACTGACTTTTGTCCTGTCAATATCAAACAGGTTAAAGAATTCTTAAAGACATCTTTCCAAACTGAAATTCCTGCATTAGTTCTTGATCATCACGAAAGTGCTGTTCCGTTCAATGATCCGCAGAATGATATTCATATTAACATGAAGTATTCTGGCTGCATGCTTGCATATAAGTATTTTGGAATAAAGAAAGATCTTACATATCTTAATGACTTAGTCTTTATCGCAAATGACTATGATATGTTTACTTTGACAGATAAGAGAGCGATGTTCTTTAATGCTTTGATGTGGAAGATGGGATTTGACTGGTTTTTGATTCGTTTCATCAAGGGTAATATTAAACTGTATGCCGAAGAAAAGAATTATCTGTTGCAGTATGTTACTGATGTAAAGAAACAGTATGATGAACTTCCATTGTCTGATTTACCGCACAATGGCTGCTTCTATGAATGCGAAGATCATATTGCCGAAATGTCGCATCGCCTAAGTAAAGATGGTTATGACTATCAGATCATCAAGCACGGTAGAGCATTATCAATTCGTTCTAATACTGATAAGATCAATGTTGTGAATATCTGTAGGACTATTGGAAGAGGCGGAGGACACAAGCGTGCTGGCGGCATTCCTATGTTCCAGTCAGATGATATTAAGAAACTTGTTCAGGATATTTGCTTTGCTGTTGAACATGAACTTAATTATGGTGAACAGAATGATGGATTGCCTTTCTAGTTGACATTTCAAAAATCTTTATTATATTTGAACTATGTTTTTGGCAACAATAAACAACCAGTTTGATAATATCATTAGAGGCGTTGAAGTTACAAAGGATGTATGGGCAAAAGTTCTCAAAATCATCCGAGAGCCCCTTATAGTGCCTTCTAAGGACCGTATACCTCAGTGGAAATTTTGCACCATTAAGGGAGAAAAGAGATGTACTGAGAACATTGGAAGCACTAATTTGCTGATTCTTGATTTTGATGATTCAACATATTCTGTAAAAGACTTCGAGAATCAGTTTAGAGCTTATAAGTATATACTTCATACATCATATTCATATGATGGAACAAATAGTAAGTTTCGTGTTCTGTTATTTCTTGATAAAGAATATGAAATTAATAGATTGTTCTTTAAGGGACACGATAAGACATTCAGTCCGTATCATTACATGCTGAATGCGTTTCCTCATATTGACCCAGCTTCATTTGTTAAAGCACAGTTCTTTAAGATGCCTGCGAAGAAAGCACCAGACTCTCCGTATTATTTCAATATACATGACGGTATTGTCTGGAATCCTTGCGACATTGAAGGATTTAACTTTGCATACACAATGTGTGAACTGAAAGAAGAAGAATATATCAAGAAACTGGATATTGAAAATTCTAAGAGAAGAAAACTGAATAACAATGAAGACTTAAGTCATGCCATTGAATATATTAAGCGAAAGATGAATGAAATACCACCTGGACTTCGCCATAATGGAGTTTTTGGTCTAGCAGGTTGGTTTGCTGGACTTGGTGGAACATATTCGGAATTTTCTCAGATAAGACCTAACTGGGCTGATAAACAGTTTGACAAGCAGATCAAGCGACTTGCACATGAATGGCATAAGTTAGGTCGCAAGTAAACCCATAAATAACCTATAGTTTATTATAGGTGTGTTTATGAAAATTGCCGGATGTGATCTCTCAATAGCAGGTTCAGGAATTGTTGTAGAAGAACTTGATGATCAGTTCAATATCATCAATGTTGAATATCATGCATTTACGACCAAGAAGAAAGTTCCTTGGACAAATGTACTTTGCTGTAGAAAAGATGATTTCAATAATCAATATGCAAGGTATAAGTTTATTACAGATAATATAATTGATTGGTGTAAAGACTGTGAATACATTGCAGTTGAAGATATTGCTACCCATGGATCTGGAATGATCGTTGACCTTTCTGAATTTGAAGGTCATGTAAAGATGAAACTTTATGACAATGGAAAGAAGATTCGTCTTTATTCTCCAACAACAAATAAAAAGTTCTTTTCTGGAAGAGGCTCTGCTGATAAAATCGGCATGAGAGAAGCATTTGAGGCTTGGACTGAAAAGAAAGTAAATGTTGATGATCTTCCGTTTGTTGATAAAGGAACCGGAATAGGTCCGACATCAGATATCATTGACGCGTATGCTCTTTGCGAATTTTTACGGAAAGAATTAAGGATTCGTAATCATATTGAAGACCTTGATAAGCAGCCAAAGCATGTAATCGAGGTTTTTCATTCTAATGATCTTCTGAATAAGCCTTATATGGAGT